CTGCGCCCGCCCCAGCCCTGCCGCATGGCCCATTCGCGCACGGACCATTCCAGCCCCACGACGTGCCAGATGCAGCTGCCGGCGGCGCTGTCTGGGCCACCCAGCACGTCCATGACCGCGGCGACCCTGTCGCGCGCCGCCAGCTGCCGCTCCACCAGGGGGGCACCGGTGCCCCCTGGCACGCGCAGCATGGGCATGGCGGTCAGCGCATCCAGCGCCGCAGCGCGGAACTGACTGCGGAACCGCACGCCGGCGTCGTGCATGCCATCAGTGATGGTGCCGTTGGCCAGCATGGTGCCCAGCGTGTCGATAGCGCGGCGGTGCGCCACGGGCGTGCCGGTCTGTGGATCGGCGTCACGCTGCAGGTCGCTGAACGCACCATGCTGCAGACGCCACTTGCTGGGCCGCGACAGATCGTCGCGCGGCTGTGCGGTGCGCTTCGATTTCCGCTTACTGGCCATGGCTGTTTCCCCCATTGCGCGGCCCCCAGCGCCGTGTGGCTTCGTTTGTGAGTGCCTGGCGCAGCCAGGCATCGGTGATGTCCTCGAGGGGCAGCGAGACGACGCCCTGCTCACGCCAGACGCGGCGGCGCAGCATCTCCATCTCGGGAGGGGTCGTGGCGCTGGTGCCGCGGTCGAGCGCACACCGCGGCGGCATCGGACTGCCGGTCAGCATGGCGCTTGACCTCCAGCGCCAAGCTCAATGCCAGAGTGGAACGGCTTGACGGATTGGAGGCGCGGACACCCAGGCAGGACCAGGGGGAGTGGGAGTAATTCAATAATACTGATAATTCTATGGACCCACTCCCCAAGGCACCCGCGCACGTGTGTATTCGCCTGCGCGCGGAAAGATTGAGGTATTGAGGGACCGCGCGTGGCCAGCCTCCAAGCTGGCTTTCTGGGTCGTGGAAAGTTCACGGCGATGAAATACATCAATGCAGGCTCCTGTGCCTGATGGCCGATGCCGGCGCGGTGGTGGCGATGTAGTAGATCGTCGGCTTGGTCACGCCGCCCTCGATCTCTGAGCGGACAAGGCCTCCCTCAATGAGCGAGGCGAGGATCTCCTCGCGGTCGCGTCGGGACAGGAACTGGGACTTCCGCGTGATGTCGGTGCGCGCGATACGCCCACCTTCGCGTATGATCTCGAGCACCCGCTTGTGCTTGGCCTCGGTTTCATTGTCGGCGACGCGGCGATCGGCCTCGCGGAGCAGCGTGGCGATGCAGTGCTCGACCAGGCGGGAGGCCCAGACGACGTCGTGCGCCTGGGTGACGGGCTGCGCTGGGTCGCGGCTGATGGCGGCCAGCATGGCGAGCTTGGCAGTGTTCTCGGCGTGGCGACCGAACAGCGCGGTGGCGTACGTGCCACGAAGTGCGCGCAACAGCTCGGTCGCGTCGCGCCGCACGCTGGCCATCGCGGCCTCGGCCTTGGCGGCCAGCGGCACAGTGTAGGCATGCATCGGTGCCGACGAGTCCATGACGTCGGCCAGGTTGCCGCCGTGGCTGTGGCCTGGAACGCCGCGCGCGATGCACTGCAGCGCAGTCACCAGCGCGGGCGGGGGATCCATCGTCGCGGGGGCCTCGTTACGCTCCGGGTAGTCCTCGTCGGTCAGGAACACCAGAAACCGTGCGATCGAACCGTCGGCCAGCGCGCCACCCTCCAGCGCCGACCAGAACGGGCCAGGCACAGTGACGCCCCAAATAGAGGCGCAGGGCTGCTCGATGGTGACCCGCGGCCGCGCCTTCTGGTCGGCGTATTCGGCGCCGATATAGGGTTCGGCGGCCGAGGTGTAGAGCTTGGTCAGTTCCGACCAGATGGCTGCCTTGTGGGCTGGGGCCCGCTGGTTCAGCACGAGCTTCAGGAACTGGCCGAACTCGTCGACCTGGAACAGCCGTGCCGGATGGCGCTGCAGCGATGTGAGCAGGCCGGCCGAGGAGGCGAGGTCCTCGCCGCCCAGATAGCGATCGAGGCCGGCAGCGTAGATCGCGCGCTTGGCGCAGCGCCGGGCGTGGTCCTTGCCACCACCGCTGTCGGCAATGCCGACGGCGTAGATGTTGCTGCGCAGGTCCGTAGGTGTGCGGTAGCGCCGCCCGGCAATGGCACCAAGTAGGCAGATGGCAGCGCCGAGGCAGAGAAAGGGCTGCGGACTGACGGCCGTGCCGGTCGCATAGTCCACGAACAGTTTTATGGCCCCGTCGACCTCCAGCAGTTCCCGCGGCACGCGATAGGGCTTTGGCGGTGGCAGCGCGGGCAGCGGCGTGGCCGCGACCTTGGCCAGGAACCCCGCTGCAGGGTGAGGCTGGTCCGCCCGATCGGCGGCGTCGCCATTCAGGGTGAGGTCTGCTGGCGGCAACCAGCCGCGCTGCTCGGCGAGCCAGTAGATGGTGCCAGCGCCGATGCTGTGCGGGCGGGCGGTGGCCCAGAACCGCTCGGCGGTGTCGGACTTGCCGCTGCGGCCAGACTTGCTGGCGGCCTTGGACCAGGCGAGCCAGAGGTCGCGGCCGTCGTCGCCCAGCGCGGCCTTGAGTGCCATGCCGATGCGGAACCAGTCGTCCCAGGCCAGGTCCTCGTTGGGCAGGAATGCCAGTGCCGCGGTGACGGCGTCGCGCGTGCCGCGGGGATCGGCGGGGCCGCGCCATTCGCTCGACGGCGCGTGTACCAGCAGCGAGGTTTGCCGCAGGTCGTCCGGCAGCAACTGCCAGGCGGCGTCGAGGAACGCGCCACAGCCCGCCTCGTCGATCGCCGGCAGGCGTGAGAGCGGCACTTCGACCAGGCTGTCCTCCGGCCACTCGTATGGCCGCCCCGTGTCGGGATGGACGGCGTAGGCCACGAACTGTTGGCCGCGGGCGAGAATTTCGAGCGGGTGGCGCTTGCGGCCCGGAAAGGCGGCTGGGGCGCGGTAGACCAGCAGCCGCTTGGGCGCACGGCCAATCCGGAGGCATGGCGTGTCGCCGAGCAGGCGGGCGGCCAGCGCCGCAAGCTGGATGGCGAGGTCGCCATCGAGCACGTCGAGGTCGACGCCCACCACCGCACCGCCGGCAATGCCAATGCCGCAGCCGGGCCAGCGGCGCCAGATATCGACCTCGAAGGGCTTGGTTGGCCGGTGGCCATGCCGCGTCCAGTCGGGATAGGGCGACCATGCCCCACCAGTGAACCGGCCAGGCACCTTGCTGCCCGGCATGATGGGAATAACCGAGTAGCCGTTATCGACCAGCCGCTCGCCGTAGTCGGCCATGAAGGCAGGAACGCTCATGGGCGCGCCGCTGGCGGCAGCCGGGGTGGCGCGTGCTGGCCCGCATCCAGCCGGCGCGCCAGCGCGTCCTGGTAAGCGGTGATGATCACCTCCAGCAGGGTCAGCCATTCGGCCTCGGTGAGCGCCGCCAGGTCGGTCTTGCCCAGGCTTTCGAGATATTCTCCAGCCAGGGGGCTGGCGTCGGCGATGGCGGCGGCCTCGTGCTCGTCGGGATCAACCACGCCCCACCTCCGGCAGAGCGTGCTCATGCAGCGCATGGAACAGGCCGGTAGCGGTTCGCTGGTCCGCACGCGCGGATCGAACCAGCCGAAGCCGCGCGCGGTGCGGAGGCGACAGGCGGCGCATCTCACACGAACCGCGCAGCGGCGATCTCGGTGTATTGGCCGGTCGGCCGCACCTGGATCGTGATAGGCCGGCGCAGCTGGTCCAGCAGCCCCAGCGCCTCGTCGACCGTCGCAGGGGGTGGCAGGTTGCCAGCGCGGCGCCGCCACCAGCCCACCGCTTTGTCGCGCGGAAAGCCCGTGTGCTTAAAGCACACCCATTCGCTGTGCCGCGCCAGGCCGCATTCGTAGGTGACGCGCAGCGAGACCGGCTTGCCGGGCTTGTCATGGCGCGCATAGGTGATGCCGGTGACATCGCACCAGGCAGCATGCTGCTGCGTCGAGAGCAGCGCGTTCGACGCCGCCTGAGGTGCCACCTTCACCACTGGCGGCGGGAACTCGTGGTCGCACTCGATGCAGTGGCGCACGCTGGCATGGTTGATGGTCTGGCAGGCGGGACAGACCTTGATCGGCGCGTCGCCGTCGCCGGCAGGCTCCTTCTTCCGGCCGTCCACGGTGTCGATCGGGCCGTGCCGCGCCGTGTTGCCGGCGAAGTCGAGCACCAGACAGTCGTCCTTGCCCTCAGCCAGCCGCGTGCCGCGGCCCACCATCTGGACGTAGAGGCCGACGCTCTTGGTCGGGCGCAGCAGCGCGATCAGGTCGGTGCCGGGTGCGTCGAAGCCGGTGGTCAGCACATTGGCGTTAGTGACGCAGCGCAGCCGGCCCGCCTTGAAGGCCGCCAGGATGCCATCGCGCTCAGGTCCCGGGGTGTCCCCGGTGACCGTCTCGGCCGAGACGCCATGCTCGCGGATGGCGTCGCGGACGTGCCGGGCGTGGGCGACGCCGGAGCAGAACACCAGCCAGGAGCCGCGGCCGTCGCCGTGCTGCACGATTTCCGCCACCGCGGCGCGTGTGACCTCGTCACGGTCCACGGCTGCCTCGAGGTCCTTGGCGATGAATTCGCCACCGCGCGTGCCGACACCGCCGACGTCCAATTGTGTCGTGGTCTGCTTGGGGACGACCGGGCAGAGATAGCCCTGCTGGATCATCTCCAGAACCGGCACCTGGTAGGCGATGTCGGTGAACAGCCGGTCCTTGCCCTCGTGCAGCATGCCGCTGTCCAACCGATAGGGCGTGGCGGTGAACCCCACCACCTTCAGCAGGCCCGCGTTGATCTCATTCAGCTGGGTGAGGAAGGAGCGATACATGCCGCTGTCGCCTCGGCCCAGCAGATGCGCCTCGTCGATCAGCACCAGGTCGCAACGCTGCACCTGACGCGCGTGCCGATGGATCGACTGGATGCCGGCGAACAGGATCTGCGCGTGGATGTCGCGGCGCGACAGCCCGGCCGAGTAGATGCCGGCCGGCGCCTCCGGCCAGGCGCGCAGCAGCGCCATGAAGTTCTGCTGGATCAGCTCCTTCACGTGGGTGAGGATTAGCACGCGGGTGTCGCCATAGGCGGCGATCGCCTCGCGGGTGAAGCCGGCGATGCACAGGCTCTTGCCCGTGCCGGTCGGCATGACGACCAGCGGGTTGCCTGCACTGGCGGCAAAGTAGTCATACAGCGCCTCGATCGCGGCGCGCTGATAGGGGCGCAGCGAGAGGGTCACGCCGCAATCCCCATGGCCGAGGCGTCTGCCTTGCTGAGCCAGCGGCGGCCGCCATGGCAGTTGGCGCAGATCAATTCGGCGATGTGCGGACCCTTGCCCGGCCCAACCCGATACAGCGTGCTGCGGCAGGCTCGGCACGGCAGGTGCGAGACCACCTCGGGTGCTGCGACAGCTGGCACGCCATCACGCCATTCGGTTCCATCTGGCAGCCGGTAGCTGACCCAGTCCTCCCCGGCATCGATCTGCTCGGCGGCCACGAAGTCCGGCAGATAGAGATGCGCCGCGCAGCCAGCTTCCTGTGCGCGCCGCTCCAGCGGGGCGGCGTGCCGGGCGCAGTGCCAGTCGCCACCGTGTACGGGCGTGGCATGCAGGCAGGACCGGCAGTGCCGCTCCGGCGCAGCACCATCGTGGCAGACCGCATGGTGGTCGCAGAAGCGGCACTGCCACCAGGCGGGATCCTGGCTGATGCGGGCCGGCGGCCGGGCGGCGCCGATGATCCGCTCAGCCTTGGCCAGGATCCGCAGGCCCGCCTCGGCATCGTGGCGGATGCGCTCCTGGTAGAGCTCGTCCGTGTCCTTGCAGACCGCCAGGTAGAAAGCCCGATCGAGGCCGGCGAGCTGCATGTAGGCCTGCATCTGCGCCCAGTGCAGCGGCTTGGACGCCGCCACGCCCTCGGCCTTCAGCTTGGCGAAGGACTTCGCGCTGTGCGTCTTGAATTCGCAGACGTGCCAGGTGGTCGGCGCCTCCGGGAAACCAATCGCCACCGCATCCATGCTGCCGCCGAAGTGGCCGGAGGCATCGCGCAGGTTCCACTGACGCCCCGATGCGGGATCCAGGTCGAGGACGGTGACGCCGATGCGGCGCAGGTCGGCGACGAAGCGGGCCTCGGCCAGATTGCCGGTGTCGAACAGCCGCAGCAGGCGGCCGGTGTGGCGCGCACGCGTGGCCCACCGGAAGGAATACCAGATGGCCCGCTCGCATTCGGTGCCAATCAGCGAGGCACCCAGATGCGCGCGATACCCCGCATCGGC